AGTTTCATTTTGCGCAATGTTTCGTAATATAATAAAAAATCAAATTAATCACTTACCCTATTTCTATCATTAAAAAAATTAATTGTCAATATATTTTTTAAAATTTCTTTTAAATATAATCTCTAAAATATACAATATTACTATTTTGTACATCATTCTTAGATTTTATTTCTGAATATTTTTCCCATTCTGAAACTTGTCTTTCTTTTATACAGAAATATTTTCCTTTTACATTTGGTGGATATTTGTTAGTAAAAAAATCATTATCAACATAATATACCCTATTTCGTTCTTCTTCTAATCCAATCATATCATATAATTTTATTTTTGCTGCATCAATATTTGAAAAAGTATGTAATGTAAAAGCTTTAGCTGTACTATATATATGTAGTATAGTATATTCTTTTAATAAATTTTCCATACCTTCCTCCTTACAAATATCATTATATCATAATTATGTAAACAATGTCAATTATTTCCATTATCGACAGATTTCGACATAAATAAACTATAACTTATAGTATAATAATAGTTAGGAGTTGATATTATGAGTGTTATATATTTTTTGGCTATTATATTTTTTATAATAGGATTATTATTAAAAAGTTTAATAAATACTGAAGAAGAACAAGTTAAAGTTATAGGGTATAATATTTCTGAATCCCCTATGACAAAAACAGAAAAAAATTTTATGCAAATATTAAAAAAATCTATGGATAAATACGGTTTGTTAGTATTACCACAAGTACAACTACAATCAATTTTTAAAGCCAATAACATTTCGAGTTTTAATAAAATTAAGGCCAAAAGTGTAGACTTTGCAATTGTTGATAATAATTACAATTTTAAATTATTTATTGAATTAGATGATTATACACATAATAGAGCTAGCAGAAAAAATAGAGATATTTTTGTAAATGAATTATTTAAAACATATAATCTTAAATTAATAAGAATAAAAGTATCAAACAATTATAATATTGGAGAAATTGAAAATATTGCAAAAGAAGTAGTTTAGGCTACTTCTTTGCTTTCAAATGGATTAAAATTATATATACTAATTTCTTCAATTTTATAACTTTGTGATATATCTATTTTTGCATTTTTTAACTCTTTTATATTTCTATAATATGATGATGATGACATTCTCTTTTTTATATCTATTAAACCATTTAATTGTATTGAACAATAAAAATTAAATAATAAGTTTGATTTATTTGGTTTATACAAACTACATAGTCTTTTATATACATCTTCTCTATTTCTTACAATATCTAAGTCATTTTTTATTAATTTTAATAATTTCATAAATTCATCACTCCAAATCTTTTTTAAATCTTCGTATTTTACTTTTGATATATTTATATGTTTTAAATTATACATATTAACTAATTTTTTCTTTTTTATTTCACATTCAAATCTTATAAATCCATTTATTCTTTTTATATAATCTTCTGTATTAAAATTATTCATACTAACTTTTTTTAAGTCATGTTTTTTAAATTCTAGTAATTTGTTGTATATTTTCAATGTAGTTGTAGTACCACTTAAATATAAGCTTTCATCATAGTAAAATTTTATATTTCTTCTTGGATATTGACATCTACTAAGGCTATTTATATAACTTTTTAAATTTTCTTGACTTTCTAAATTGTAACAAATTGCTATATCACATCTTTGTAAATACCAATCATTATATTGTGGTAATTTTACATTATAATGTAACTCTACCATTTCTATTAAACTTTTTGATATAAATTCTAAATCATAATATCCATTATGACTATTGTATCCGTCTAACTATCTTATGAAACGAACCTTCTATTTCTATATAATAACCTTTGTTTACAAATTTATATTTTATACCACTATCAACTCTTACAGATAAGCTAGAACTATAAGAACCTTTTAGGTGGTCATTTGTTATTTCATATAATTTATCTTTTGTATAATTATTGACAGAACTTTTAACTACTGATACAGATTTTAGTAAATTATATGTATCAATATCTATTTCAGTATATATTTTTATTGTATCTATCATAGCATGCTCCTTATAATAAATTCCCATATATGGGACACTCGGAGGGTGTTACTAAGAACCCCCCCTTAAATATTGGGTCTAGCTAATTGGTCAGGGAAATAGAATAAATAACAATTCATATTTTAAATATTGGGTCTAGCCATTTAGTAAAAATACCATAAATTTTGTTACCCTTTTAATTCCCTACACAAAATTTATTTGAATTGTTATTTATTTTAGCTTAAACCCTTTTTTAGGTACATTAAACATAAGTGTATTATCTACATCTCTTATTTGTTCATTTTCACTCTTAAATCCTGTTTCTGATAAATTTTCTACTTTTCTATATGTATCAAATGAACTTCTAATTTTTTCACTTTGTATAAAGAAAAAACAACCTCTATATTTTCGATTATCAGTTTGACCATCTTTGTTTGTAGTAATATCATATTTTCTGACAAATGTAATACAACCAAAGATTGTGACTGGTTCATATAGCATATATGTTTGTTCTCTAATAGGTTTTGCAACTCTAGTAAAAACTTGACTTGTTCCAAATATAATTTTCCTTTGTTTTCTTTGCTGAGTAATTTCAGTAAGCATTTCTGGTGGAAAGTCTTTACTTTGTAAAGAATTAAACCAATTTTGTATTTCATCTAATACTACTATAACTCCATATTTATCATTATTATAATTTATAATATCTTTCCAATGGTTTATATGTTTGTCTTCTTTTGAGTAATAATAATTTGTAGCAACTTTTAATTTAGGATACATTTTTTGATATCTGAGTAACATATATGTTAATGTTATACTTTTTCCTGTTCCTTGTTTTCCAGCGATGATATGAACTCCATATTCTTTAAATTCGTCAGGGTCTCTATTAAATTTATCTAATACTAATTGATTAGGAAAATCTTTTAGTAATCTTTTGAATAAAGAACCATGTCCAACATAACGATAATCTCCTTTTATAAATCTCATATCTTCAAAAAAATAATAATATAAAAAATGTAATAAAATACTAATTGCAAAAGGTAATAATATAATTCCTACAATTATTATAAAATACCATAAAATTTCCCACATTTGTTTATTCTCCTTATATTTATTTTATGTAATAATAAATTTGGGCAAGTTCCTACGGATACGTTGCCCCAAATTTTAAATTATGCCCCCATAGAAGGTATAAAACTTTTTATTCTTAATAATAAAGACCAAACGATTTCAAAAAGTTTTATTGACATTGACAAGCTCAAAATAACCATTAATCCACTAATTGGAAATATAAAACCTAATAAATTAAAAATACTATTTAATCCATCAAATATATCATTTGGTATATTTAAATTTATAGTTCCTATATTGTTTAACAACAAATTAGGTAAGCTTGTTATTAAGTATAAAATAGACTCTGTTACCATTCACTAAACCCTCCTATTATTTTTGGAATTTTATTAAATGTTCTCCTAATAAATATAAACCAAGATGTTGCTAAAATTATTCTATGTAACCAAACACGATAACTAATAAATACACTAAAATCTATTATTGGAAAAGTTAATCCATTCCAAGTTATATTAAACACTGGTACATTTATTCCATAATTATTATAACCTAGCAAACTAATAAATAGTGTTTCTATTTGTTTTATAAATCCAAATTTTTCATCAAATTTGGTTGAAAGTATTTCAAAAGGATTATTTTTGGGTATAAATAAAAAATCAAATAAATTTTTAAATAATTCAATTAATTTATAAACAAAAAAGTTTTCATGAAATGGATTAAACCATTCTAACATTTTTCCTATACCATTTAATAAATCTATAAAAAAATTAACTATTAAATCTAAGATGTTTTGAATTGGTTTAAAAAGAATTGCCAACCCTTCCAAAATGCTACTACCGATATTACCAACACTATTAAGTATTTTAAAAAACCAATTATCATCATCTTCATCTGTTCCATTATATTCACTTTCATTGTCTGCTCCACCAGAATTTTGGTTATTTGAGCCTGTGGAGCTCCCTGAAAAACCACATTTGTTTCTTCTCTATCTGAATAAACTATATAATTAGCAAAAGAAACATCTTGATGAAGTATTAAATTACCAACACCATCTCCATTATAATAACTAAGCATAGGAATATTAGCTTTACTGTCTACATGATCTATATTATATTTTGAAAAATCTAAAGTTGTTGTTGTAGATAAAGTATTAGTAGTACGTATTCCATAAAAACCCTCATTTGAATTTCTACCACATACACCTGTAGCAGCTTTAATTAGTGGATATTTAGAAAAAAGAAAAAAGTATGGAGTATATTTCCCCTTTTCCTCAGGAATACCAGAAACAATTAAATAATAATTATAATCTGTTAAATATCCTTCTGGTAACTTAAGTGTTATTTCTTTATCTGTATGTTTATTTTTAAAATATACAACATCTGATGAAGCAAATGTACTAGATGATAAAACAAACAATGATAAAATAAATAATATTGATATTAACATTGTTAAAATAATTTTACTTTTAAATTTTTTTAACATAAATTTCTCCTTTCAAAAAAAATTAGGTAAGAGTAATTAACTCTTACCCTTATATTAGGCTTTTCTTACTTCTCCTCTTAAAAAAGACCAACCTTTTCTAAAAGCTAGAAAACCAACAACCGCAGGTATTACTACAGGTATTAAATCCTTAATAGTATCTAATACTGCACTAAATGTTCCACTTGTTATTCCATCAAACATAAAAAACTCCTTTCCCTATCTTTAAAAAAATAGATTAAATAATTTATATAAAACTATAACAGCAAATGTAACAATTAAAAATTGTAATATTCCAGTAAATAAATTCATCATTGGAACCATTTGTTGTAATAATTCATATATACTTTCTAAATAATAAATTTCTAGCATTTAAACCACAACCTTATAATAAACTTTTCCTGATGCCAAATTTGGAATTACTTCAACTTTAATTGGTGTTCCTATTTCTAAACCAACAACTTTTTTGTAGATTTCATCTTCTGTGAATATGTTTATTAATGTTCCTTTATATGAACTTTTTGTGATATTTTGTTCTGAATATAAACATTGAACAACATAATAAATTTTTGTTTTATCTTTTGAACTAAATGTATGATATCCCACTAAAATCATATCTTGTACTGATTTTTCCATTTTTTGTATCTCCTTTCACATAAAAAAATAAGCCAAGTTATTAACTTAACTTTTATTATTGTTTTTTATGGAAAGATTGCTCAACTCAGTTTCATTTTGCGCAATGTT